GGCTATGATAAATCGCTAACTCGATACCGCGTCACTGCCGCAATTGAATCAGGTACGGTGACAACGGTCACGACGGTGACAACGGTGTCAACGGTAACTTCGGCTCAAAATTTGGTGTCGATTGGCGGTGTGCAGGGGCAAATCGGCGTTTACGGGCAGAATTTATCGGCATGGGCGGATTGCGTCCGTGCGAGGATTACCTGATGGCGAACACGTTCAAAAAAGTCATTGACCGCTTGGTGTGGGTGCAGGTTGCACCTATTCCTAACGCGCATGTGGCGGGATCGGCGTTGTGTTCAGACTTGCGTTCTGACTTAAGCCGCAATCCGTTCGTCTATCAGTTGGTCAGCAATACGGTACTAAATCGCTACAACATCGTCACAAAGGCTTGGGCTTTTGTTCAGTCGCCTGCACTAGCAGGTACTTTCGGCGCTGGCGCGGCTATGGCGTTCGCGCCGTCTTTTGGCTTGGTAGGCACGATCGCGGCGGGCGCAACGACCACCAGCGTGGTGTTGTCCACCGCGTTGCCGACGGCTGTTGGCGTTAACATGCTGGCAAACCGGGGCGGATCTGGTGAATACGGGTTCAAAATCCGCATCATTGACACCGTAGCGGGTAAGACCGCAGAGCGATACATCACCGGAAATACGTCAGGCACCACGCCGACAATTAACGTCCTGTCGTCGTTTGGGTTCACCCCCGCTACTGGCGCACGCTACGAAATCATTGCGGGCCGGGTGTTTATGCTTGGCGCCGGCACGACGGCATCCAACATTTGGCGGTCGCTGGAAGTAGCGTCTAACACGCTATCTTCGGGCCTTTCGACGACCGGGCTTCCAGCAACTATTGCTACCGATTCCGACATTTTAGTGCTGGATGAGCAGTACACGCCATATGACTGCTCCCCTGGTGACGGCATGATCAAAGGCGCGTACAACTACGACACCGGCCTCGTTGCTCGTTACGCATTAACTGCTACTGTGGCCGCTGCAGGCACTTTGACCGGGCAGGCAACGCTTGGTGATGCTGTAGTTGCTGCGAACGAGTATCGCAATTTTCAGATTCGGATTGTGGAAGACACCGTAAACACCACGGCAGTTGGTCAGCGGCGCATCATTGCGTCACACACGGCAGGTGCGAGCCCGGTATATACGCTTGGCACTAACTGGTCAGTCACGCCGTCTGCTAACGCTAAATACGTTATTGAATTGCCGAATCTAATGCTGCTCCGGTCTTCGGCAACCACGACGGTGTACACCTACAACTACACTGACGCCACGATCAACAACGGCACCAACAACATTACGACCAATTCATGGTCTACCACTTATTTTGGCGGTGCCCCGTCAAATAACGCCTCGGGTGGCGTGTGGGCCCCATCTTTTGGCATCCGACCAGACGCAGCACGAAATGCTCGGCAGTCGTTTTGTTATTTTTTCCAAGGGGGCGTTGCTACGCTTGCTGTACTGGACATTGCCGGAAGCATCACTGGCACATGGACTAACAATATTACCTATGATGGCAGCACGACGCTTACCACTGGAACATGCGGTGCTTACTCGCCGTTTGAAAACGATGGTCGAATGTTCTACATGAACATCTATACCGCCAACGCGGTTAACCAGATGTTCCGATTTGATGTTCAGAACCGCGTGCTAAGCCCGTTCACGGCGACTGATTTTTTGCAATCTGGCACAGCTGCATTAGGTAAACGAATGGCGGCTTATGCTGCGCTAGACGGCACTGACACTTATGATGTGGTGCTACTGAACGCTCATTTGTCTACGGTCTGCCAAGAAATGGTGGTGCTGGTATGACCATAGCTGAATTGATTAACATGGCCCGCGCTCGCTTGACGTATTTGGTCCAGCAACGCGAAACGGCTGTACGTCTTGGGGATGTTGAGCAAACGGCCAGGATTGACCAAGAGCTATCTCTTACGGAAGAAACGCTCACCAAATTACTGCAAATTGCGTAAAGGAGCAGTGTTATGGCTTTGACCTTGAAATCTATCACTACCCGCCTGGGCTACCAGCAGATCACCACGCTGTCTGCGGCGGTTGGACTTACGGTTCCAGACAAAGACCTTAACGGGCTTAGTTGCCGCCCAACTATGGCTTTGATCACGCCGGAAACACAAGGCGTGCGCTGGCGGGATGATAACGTGTCGCCGACATCTACTGTCGGCATGCCACTAGCAGCCGGCGTTACGTTGCAATACGACGGCGACCTGACCAAAATTCAATTTATTGAGCAGGTCGCCGGCGCCAAGCTTAACATCACTTATTACGCTTGAGGTCGCCATGATTATCAGCAACGACACCACCAGCGGCGTGGATTACCTCACCTACTTCACCAAGCAGCTTCCTCAAGACTTGGCCCGGCTTGCGGCGCTTCGAGACGAGCTAGAAGTGCGCCAGGGCGCCATGTCCGCGGTGGAAGACGCAAGCAAAATGCGCGATGAGGCGGCAAAAATTTTGGCGGCGGCCCGCGAAGAAGCGGACGCAGTGAAGGCTGACGCGAAGGCCAAAAACGCAGATGCTGCGGCCAAAAAGAAGGCGCAGGACGTTCGCGAAGATGCGCTGAACCAGCGCGAAAATGAGTTCGTGGCCGCTTGCGACGCTCGCGAGGCCGACTTGTCGGTTCGCAAGATGCAGGCGGATCGCGCGGAAGAAGTTATCGCGTCTCGCCAGTCCGCTTTGGATATTCGCGAGGTCCAGCTAGCTAATGACCGCGCTGCCCTTGACGCAAGGGTCAAAGCGTTCCAAGATAAGGTTGCGGCACTTAGTGCCTAACCGTACCGGCGAGGTTCACCGGGGGCTTTTTGGAGCCAGATATGTCTGATGAGTTGTTAGCGGACACCTCCGCGCCAGAGCAGGTCGCCACGGCGGCACCTGAGACTGAGGTTTCGACGCCGGAAGCTGAAACGCCCAAGACCTTCACACAGGAAGAACTTGACGCGATTGTCAGCAAAAGGCTTGCAAGAGAGCAGCGTAAGTGGGAGCGTCAGCAGCAGCAGGTTGTAAAGGCGCCTGTTGAGCTACCGCCGGCAGATCAGTTTGAGAGCGTTGAGGCGTATGCCGATGCGTTAGCCGCCCGCAAGGCGGAAGAACTGATTCGGGCGCGGGAAGCCAGCGCCAAACAGGCTGAGATGCTGGAGGCTTATCACGACCGTGAGGAGGAAGCCAGGGCGAAGTACGATGACTTTGAACAGGTCGCGTACAACCCGAACCTACCGATTACGAACGTGATGGCCGAAACGATTCAGGCGTCTGATATTGGGCCGGACTTGGCCTACTATCTGGGGGCGAACCCCAAAGAGGCAGATCGTATCTCCCGGTTGTCGCCGTTCTTGCAGGCCAAAGAGATTGGGCGGCTGGAGGTCAAATTGACCGCCGAGCCGATGACGAAACAGGTGTCCAAAGCGCCAGAGCCTATTTCGCCTGTCAAGCCCCGAGTGGGCACGACGCCGGTATTCGACACGACAGACCCGCGCTCCATTAAGAGCATGTCGGTCAGTGAGTGGATCGAAGCCGAGCGGCAGCGACAGATTAAAAAGGCCGAGGCAAAGTACCGCTAACTAGGAGCCCATCATGGCTAACTCATTGCTTACGATTGACATGATCACTCGAAAAGCTCTCGAAATCCTCGAGAACAATCTGGTGATCACCCGGAACTGCAACCGGCAGTACGATGACAGCTTTGCTGTCGAAGGCGCCAAAATTGGCTCCACTCTCCGCATCCGTCTGCCCGACCGCGCGCTGGTGACCGACGGTGCCGCCCTTCAGGTGCAGGACGACAACGAGCAGTACACCACGCTCACCGTCGCCAGCCAGAAGCATATCGGCATCAACTTCACCTCTGCCGAACTGACCATGCAGTTGGACGACTTCGCCGAGCGCGTGCTGAAGCCGCGTATCAGCCAGTTGGCTTCCACCGTGGACGCCGATGTGGCGAACGCTTACAAGAGCATCTATAGCTCGGTTGGCACCCCTGGCACCACTCCGGCGACCTCGCTGGTGCTGTTGCAGGCCCAGCAGAAACTGAACGAGTACGCTGCGCCGATGTCGCCGCGTTATGCCACCGTCAACCCGGCGGCTAACGCTGGTCTGGTCGAAGGCATGA